CGACGTGTTTCTTTGGCAATGACGGACCTATCACCCAGTCCGGGGGGTCACTGCGCACCTCTACTAGCCTGTACTCAGGAGTTCTAGAAAGGTGCACTGTGGCGGTATCGAGGGGTTGCGACTGGTCCTCACCAGCAGCGGAGACCGTAGTCTCGACGCAAGACGCTATCCGCGCCTGTGGAGGCATGTTCGAAGCCGAACTGTAGATTCGTGAGATCATACAATCCGCCTAGGTCCGGTCCTGACAATCGTGCACCGTCAATTCCGTTGCGAAAATATCGCCGGAAGACTGCGGCATCCGTGAAGTTGCCGATCGTGTCAGTACATTTGAACTCCCCTTCTGTATACGCTTTGTCGCAAGCAACAGCGTTGGAATACTGCTCCTTGATCTTGTCAAGTAGCGGGAAGTGAACTCTAGGGTACAAGCCTTGGAGAAGGCCCTTCTGAAAGCTGTTGCCGCGAGCTTTGAGAGATCCTTTTCCGGGTAAGTCCCCCTTGCAAGTGCCGAAGGCACGAAGGAGAACTCCAAAATTGAGTAATGGTAAATAGTCGCCGTTAGTGCTACGCACTGGGCTACTCTTGAGGAATTGGATATCCTCGAACTCTTGGCAGACGTCGACCGTAACGACGTAACCCGTTGCTCTTGCGGCGGCCATGATACCGGCGCTCGTAACAGCGTTTGAAGAGTGGATAGCTTGCGCGATGCAAGCATTGGCAAAACCGTTTATGACAGTAGTTAATGTGCTGCCGGAGAAGAGGCGCGCACTCTTACTCTGCAGGGCCACTTTCATCTTTTTACCTTCGTGTCTGGAAGGCGCTTCGATGACGATAGCGGCTCTACATTGATCGACTAATACGTTCATATCGTCTCGTGCACTACCCGAAGGGTGCATGTCAGCGAATTTGGTGAACAGCCGGTCTGAGTGAGAAGCATCACACGAACTAATGTCGATGTTTGCACGCCACACCCCGTTTGGTGTGTGGGTGGCGTAGCAAGAATCATCAGAGAAATATACAAAATAAGCGTCTTCTGGAGGAAATTGAAGAGCGTCAAAGACTTCCTTGAGTTCTGCACTTGTGGGACTACTGCAGAAGTGCACGCGTGTAGTACGACCCCCCTCGGTAAGAAGAATGTCGTCCATCACTGCATGCTTGTCAAGTTTGGTCGCCCAAGCTCCTTGTAAGGATGCTTCGACGCCCAGGTCACCAATCGTTCTACCAGCTTTACCTGGTTTAGCGATCTCGTCTTTCTTAAGTTTGTATCTAAGCCGTTGGTTGCGTAACCATAATCGCTCACCCCAGTTCTCGAGACGGTCGTTATAACCGGAGATGCGTAGGGCGCGCTTGGCGTGCGGATCGTCATAGTGCTCTTCCGTGGCTGCTTCTCTGCCTTCCCAGGATTCGAAGAATACCGCGAATCTGGTGGTGAGTATAGTGAACAACTCCTGGTCGGAATTGAGGAAAGAGGTTTGACAATCGAGATAGCTCTGATGAATGGATTCTCCATTTTCATTGGTCCGCTCAATTAACATCCTTTGATTGAATGCGTTGTTGAGGGTGAAATTGGAGTTGGAATGGATTAAACCATTATGGCACACCCCGTTCCATCGAGTACGGTAACTGCCATCAGGTGTAACACCTGGTAGCGGACACGTACCCTCTGCAACGGGGATAACGGGGAAATTGAGACCCAGCACGGAATCGTAATATTTAGCGCCTGATATTACTTCAAACTGACTCGGATCAGTTTGCTTCCATGTGGTAGGACTGCTTGTCGTGGGAGTGAACCTGTAAGGTTCTACTGGTAGGTTGCCTAACCAGTACGCCCCGACCGACGAAAATTTGGCAGACCATTGGTGTGTGATCTGAACCTGGGGGATTTCGCGGCTCGCAACATGCGGCGTTGCAAGTAGCAGTCCATGGTGCCCTCCCGGATCGATGCGGGTACGTTGGTCAAGTCGTATTTTAGAATTGCAAAACGTACCGCGGATATCAACGATGCGGGGACCTCGTTTCCAGACATACCGTTCCGTGGTTGAACGTCTGGATCCTGATCTAAGAGGTCTAAGAGGTGTGAATTGATCTCTAATTCTGTAGTGGCGTTGAACCGGCCCTGAGCCACGTAAACAACGTGTCTTTTGGCTGATGTGGTCGCTCG